TAGCGGGTAGCGCAAGTGCCCGCTAAGACGTGCAAGCATGTTTTTGCGTGCATCACTGTTGACGTGCCCGCTAAAGCGTGCAATACATACTCCCACACCAAGGGAGTTGCCCACCATGACGACGAAGCTGACCAACTACATGCGGGAGCGGATCGCTGAAGCGGTCGTACAGCATAGGTTCAACGAACCGGCGCTCGCCATTGTCACCCGACGCGCTGCGCTGGCGGCTAAGGTCTACGATGACCTCTACTCGCCTGCTGACCAGAAGAAGATGGCTGGCTTGCCGATCGGGTGGCTCCCTGAAGACAACGACATCAGCGTCCAGTTCGGCTCCGGTGCCAACTACACTCAGATCGCGTTCAGTGGCGCGGTGTACGGCGCGGTTGCCCGCGCTCTTGTAGAGCCACTCGATCGGATCAATCGCCGGGTAGCGTCCAGCCATGGTCGGGGCTGCGCAAAGTCCTACGAACCCACTCACCCGTTCGTCGCTGAGTACGAAACCATCAAGGCTGACACCGCCGCCCTCATTACCGAGATTGAAGCGGCAGAGCGGCAGGCAAAGGCGGCCATCGCATCGGCAAGCACCGTCAAGCGCCTGATCGAGATGTGGCCGGAAATCGAGCCCTTTGCCAAGGACTATCAGGACGAAAAGAGCCCGCCCCTGCCGGCCCTTCCGACGCAGCAGTTGAACGCAATGTTCAAGCTGCCTGTCACCGAAGCCGCCCTCCCCGCCTGACCCACTCTCTCCACAGGAGGCCGATATGGCAACCAGAGAACGCGGCAAACGGCAAGTTCAAGGCCGCCGCCTGATTTCACCGCCGCCCTGGCCTTCGTGGTCGGGGTCACAGTGAAGTCAACGCGCACCAGCGCACCGAATTGGGGAACGGACATGAACACCACGGAAATTCAGGAACGCCTCGACAATCTGGAGGTGGCGCTTCGCGGCAAGACCAAGCCGGTGCGCGTCTCGTTTGAGATTTTGCCTCACGAGGCAGGTGCGCTCTACGTAAGGCACAACCCCAAGTTTTCGTCCGACTGGCACGATGAAGCCTACAAGTTCTTCAAGGTCGGTCGCGAAGGCGACACGATCGAAGACCTGTTCAGCGCCGCCCATCGGTACGTGACCGATCTCCCGACGAAAGAGGAAGCCGAGCGCGATGCGTTCCTCGGCATGCTCGGCGGCGTCATCGAGTTCGGCAACAAGATTGGCATCGAGGTTGAGCACATCAACCCGCTGGTCGAACTGAGCAAGAAGCTCAGCGAGAACGCCATCACTCACCAGCCGTCTGTCGCGTGACCTCATCCCCGGAGACGCCAGCCATGACCACCAGCTACCAGATCACCGAACGTCACCGCGACGGCACCCTTCAGCCGATGGACGGGGCGACGTACCACACCAAGGGCGCCCTGTTCCGCGCCCTGCCCTACGCCGACTACGACGCAACGGTTGTTGCCATCGACTTCTCGGAGCTTCGTGACGGCGGCTCAACGCCCTGCCGTGACGTGACCGAAGACGTGACGGTCGAAGCATGGTCGCAGCTCAACCGCACCGAGCGGGAGGAATACGCGGAGAAGGGCTACTTCAAGCTCGCCAGCCGGTTCATCGCTGACGAGTACGAGAGCGCCACTCGCACGGTTGAGGCAGCGTGATGCCCTCTGAAACCTCGATCTTCCTCATCGCCATGTCGGTGGTGGCGGCAGTCCTCATGGCTATTGGGATGGGTGCGTAAGATGCGCAAGTTCACAGTCGACGTTACGCAGACCGTTGAAGTCACGCTGGACGAAACCAAGTTCACGCCTGAGTTCTTCGCGGAATACAACGAGACCATCACCTACCTAGGCGGCGATGACGGCGACATTGAGTACGCGCTGCGCCAGCACGCCGAGCACCTTGCTTGGGTGCACGCCGCTGGCCGCGAAGACCTCGAAAGCCGTAGCGCCTTTGTCGAGGGATACGGTCCTGCCGAGGAAATGGGCATCAAGGCCCGCGTCGTAGACACCGACACTGACGTGCTCGCCGCTGTTCGTGTGGGAGAAGCGGCATGAGCGCGTGGGAGAAGAAGCCCGCTCTTGAAACGGCTGGCGGCTACGCCTGCCTGTGCTGCGGAACCCCGACGACCGCGTTTGGGATGGATAGCTGGATAGCTGTCGGGTTCGGCGGCGCGGGCGTCACCAAGGACGGCAAGGACGTTTGGTCCGAAAACCAGTCCGACGATGATGCCGAGGTTTGGACCGGGGCGCAAGCTGAAGCCGCTGCTGCTGCCGACCCCGACCATGATTGGCGCATCTACCTTTTCGCCCCGCTATACGATGCAGTCTACCAGCGTCACGGCGAAGGGCAGTGGGTGTTGATTGAGCGCGGGATGGGCTTCGCATGACCCGCAAGATCGTCACCAACTACGAATTCCCGCCGATCCCTGACCGCTCATATGACTGGTGCGCCTACTACGATGGCGACGAGGAGTCTGGCGAATACGGCTCTGGCGCTACTGAGGCGGAAGCCATCGCTGACTTCGTGGCCAACTATCAGGCCGACTGCGACCTGCGCCTAGATGGCAAGTGCGACTGCCCCTACTGCTTCGAGAGCAGCGGCTACGAGGCGCGCGACGTTCCGGCCACCTACTACGAACCGGCATGGCAGGACACCGACTATAGCCGCCCCTGCGAGCACTGCAACGGCACTGGCGTCTATCTCCAGCCGAAAGCGGAGGCCCGTGATGCCCTCTGAAACCTCGATCTTCCTCATCGCCATGTCGGTGGTGGCGGCAATCCTCATGGCTATTGGGATGGGTGCGTAAGATGACGACGAAGGATACCGGCGGCGCGGCGTTTCCCACCGACCCGAACACTCAACCTGGCGTTTCGCAGCACCACCACGGCATGACGCTGCGGGACTACTTCGCGGCCATGCAGATGAACCGCATCGGTAGCGGATGGCCCAACGCGGAGAACATGGCACGGATCGCAGCCGATTGCTACGCGATGGCCGACGCCATGCTGGCGGAGCGTTCCAAGTGACCCCCTCCCCCACCCTCTCTGCAGTCATAGCCAGCGGTGCGTCTCGTCGTCTTGCACTCGTGCTGATGCTGGCTGCGCTTACTGCTGCTCAAGGAGCGAAGAAATGACCGGCTGGAACTTCGACATGTCCGAAGCGCCGCGCGAAGGTCGAGTGATCATCGCGGGGAAGACGGGTCACGTCACGGTTAGCCAGTGGCTCGCCAAGCACGACCGCTGGGAAATGTTCACGAAGGGCGAAAGCCCCATCGCGTGGCAGCCGTGGCCCGAACACCCCACCCTCACCAACACCAACGGAGCGAAGTGAAATGAACCAGGCTCTCGCAATCGACAAGACCGAGCTTCCGGCAGTCGCTCCGGCCTCGCAGCTCACGCCCATGCAGATGGCCTACCAGCTTATCAGCAACGGCGCCGACCTTGGCTCCGTCAAGGAAATGCTGGCGATGAGCCGGGAGCTTGCGGCAGAGCAGGCGAGGCAGGCCGACGTGCTGTGTAGCCTTGTGAATGCAAAAGGGGGCGACAAATGACCGATCATGAACGGGAGGCACTTCTAGCGAAGATGCGAGCTTCCGTGGAGCAAGCGAAGAACCTGACCAAACAGCAGGCTCGGCAAAAGCTCGCCCAGGAGGGCTTTTGTGACGCTCAAGGTCGCCTTAGTCCGGCATATGGCGGGGAGCAGGTAGCGCTGGAGAAGTAGCCGATGTGGCCGATACGACCTCCCCACCCTCACCAACACCAACGGAGCGAAGTGAAATGAACGCGCAAGCCGTAGTCGAGCGTATGGAACAGCCCGTTGAGCCGATCCAGAACACCGCGCTCACCCCGATGGATATGGTTGGTCGGGCAGTCGCCAGCGGCGCCAGCATCGAAGTCGTTGAGAAGCTGATGGCCCTTCACGAACGTTGGGAAGCCAACCAGGGCCGCAAGGCTTTCGATGAAGCGATGGCCGCCGCCAAGGCGGAAATCCCCGTGATCTTCAAGAGCCGGGAAGTGGACTTCACGTCTGCCAAGGGTCGCACGCACTACCGCTACGAAGACCTTGCCGAGATCGCCAAGACCATCAATCCGATCCTGAGCAAGCACGGGCTGAGCTACCGCTTCCGCACCACGTCGCCGGCCAACGAGCCGGTTAGCGTGACGTGTATCGTATCCCACCGGCTGGGGTATTCGGAAGAGAACACGCTGTCTGCGGGCCGAGACGAGAGCGGCAACAAGAACAGCATCCAGGCCATCGGATCTACGCTGACGTACCTGCAGCGCATGACGCTGAAGGCGGCGCTTGGTCTGGCCGCATCGGCTGATGACGATGGCGCATCGGCGGCCAACGCCATGACCATCAGCGACGAGCAGTTGAAGAAGCTGCAGACCCTCGCCAGCGAGGTCGGGGGCGACGTGGCCAAGCTCTGTGGTCACTTCAAGATCGAGTCTCTGCCCGATCTCCCCATCGCGCGGTTTGCCGAGGCAGTCGGCATCATGGAGTTGAAGCGCCAGAAGGTGGCTGCGAAATGACGCCACGCCCCACACACGGGATGACCCGATCACCGGAATACGTCGCTTGGGCGAGCATGCGCCAACGGTGCGGCAACCCCAATAGCTCACGCTACCCCACCTACGGCGGGCGCGGAATTACTGTCTGCGAGCGCTGGAGCGATTTCGCGCAGTTCTTCGCTGATATGGGGCCGCGCCCCAGTGCGGACCACTCTATCGATCGCATCGACAACAACGGCAACTATGAGCCTGGGAATTGTCGCTGGGCCACCCGCTCGCAACAACAGTCGAACAAGACGCGGTACACCGATCCAGACAGGTTGCCCCGCGGCGACGACCATTGGACCAGACGCGACCCTCAGCGAGCTAAGGCCGTCGCTCAGCGCAACATCGTCGCCGCTCATAAGTCAGGCGCCGAGAACGGCAAAGCCAAACTGACTGAGGCACAGGCCGCTACGATCAAACGGCGCATTGAAGCAGGCGATACTGACGTCGCGATAGCCGCGACCTACGGCGTCAGACCCGGCGCCATCTGGTTTATTCGTACCGGCAAGAACTGGAGGCACGTAGCGTGATCGAAATTCTTGATTGCGAGCAAGGCTCTGAGCTGTGGTTTCAGTGCCGCGCCGGCATCCCGACCGCCTCAGAGTTCAGCACCGTCATGGCGCGCGGCAAGGACGGCGGCGCCAGCATCACCCGCCTAAAATACATGCGCCAGCTTGCCGGTGAAATCCTCACGGGCGAACCTGCACCGGAGGGCTACAGCAACGCCTATATGGCGCGCGGCCATGAGTTGGAAGACGAGGCGCGTAGCCTCTACGCCTTCATGCGCGATGCCGAGCCGCAGCGCGTCGGCTTCATCCGCAACGGTCAGAAGGGCGCAAGCCCGGATAGCCTGATTGGCGACACTAGCGGCCTCGAGATCAAGGTTGCCATACCGGCCGTCCAGATCGAACGCCTTCAGGCCGGCAAACTGCCCACCGAGCACGTCGCCCAGGTTCAGGGCTGCATGTGGGTCAGTGAGCGCGATAGCTGGGACTTCGTGAGCTACTGCCCGAAGCTCCCGCCGCTGATCCTGACTATCCGCCGCGACGAGGCTTACATCGCCACGCTCGCCAAAGCCGTCGACGCCTTCAACGAAGAACTCGACGCGCTCGTCAATTCAATCCGCACCTACAGCGACTTCAGCGCGCAAGCGAGGGCCGCATGATTTCCCAACCCAAAGGGACCGCCGGCTTAACCCCGGCGGAGTTCTATTCGACCACCCGCACGCTGCTGATCGACGCGCGGCGGAACCGTGACGAGGCGCTGTTGCGCAGGGCCGCCATTCGCATTGACGGGGCCAGGTTCAACGACCTGTCCGAAGATCGGCAGGAAGACCTGTTGGAGCTTTACGCGGCGGCAATGGCGGCGAACGGCGCTTTTTCGCCATGAGCCGCGCTGTCATCGTCACCTACAGTCAAGCCGACCGGACCAAGGCCGCCAACTGGTGCATGAAGGCCCCGACTGGCACGCGCATCGAGTTCAAGGCCGCGCGCCGGTCGGTCGACCAGAACAGCAAAATGTGGGCGATGCTCACTGAGGTAGCTGGGCAGGTCGAATACCACGGCACGAAGCTCACGCCCGACGACTGGAAGCTGATCTTTCTCGACGGGCTCAAGCGCGAAATGAGGATTGTGCCGAACCTCGACGGCAATGGCTTCGTCAACCTTGGGCGTTCCTCGTCCGACCTGTCGAAAGCCGAAATGGCAGACCTCATCACCCTCATCGAGGCGTGGGGTTTGCAGCATGGCGTCGTGTTCAGCGACCCCGACTATTCCCCGCGTGAGGAGAAGGCGGACGCAGCATGATGAACCGTCAGAAAAGGCTTGCCGCCCGATCCGCAGAGCGGAGGGGATTGCAGGGCGATTGGGGCGATTGGCGCATTACGCCGCTGCCTACCGGAGTGCCCGGTGGGCACGGTTGGACGCGCGACATTCGGCAGGCATGGGGCAACAACCTCTATGCGGTGCTGATCCGTCCGTTCATCGACGAGCGCGGTCAACCGGTGACGCATCTCGCCATCCGCACTGCCAGCAACCTTGAGCCGCCTTGGCGCGACCTGCAGCGGATAAAGAATGAGGTTTGCGGCGCCGAGGCCACCGCCGTTCAGGTGATGCCGCCGGAATCCGAACTGGTTGACGAGGCGGACATGTACCACATGTGGGTGCTGACTTCGCGTCTACCGTTCACGCTGGCCTATCAGCGGAGCGAGGCA